TTTGTAGTTGGAAAGTTGACAAAGTGATATTCCGATACAGTATTGAATTCAATAGAGTTATTGGCATTAATCATAATCTCTCCGCCAGAATAACTCTGATTCATACAAGAAACTTCTAAAGATGAACCTGCAATTTTGTTAGCCTGTGAAGCAAGTTCAATTTCAGATGCTTGTAATCCTAATTTACCTCCAGCAACATTAAAATCAAGGTCAGAACCAAGTCTGATAGTATGCTTTTGAATTTTTTCATTTTGCGAAGCACCATTTTTAGGTGCAACTGTTGGTGCTCCCTCAGCAGACATAAAGAATCCACCACCAACTTCAAGATGACAGTCTCCAGTAATTTTTAGATGATAACTCCCATCAATAGTACGAACATAATCACCATCAACAAGTTTACAGTCATCACCATGAACTTCTTGTGTATAGTTACCAGCATAAGAAGAGTGATCAGCAACTAAATTACCAGTATCACCTTTACTACCTGCATTTTTCTTAACATAACTAGTATATTTTTTATCTAGTTCTTCCTGGGTGATATCAGGATTGCTCTTTCTAAGTTGTCTTAAAAATTGATACTCAGAGAAAGAAGAGTTGTTATAATTTACTGACGTATGAGTAGTACCATTTTCAGATTTTTTAACCGTTGCTTGACGCCCTGGAGTACCAACATGCAATTCATATGCACCATTGATAAAAGTTTTTGCTGCAGTTAAATATGGATCTGCTTCTTTATAAAGACTATCCCAAAGACTGGCACCAGCATCATTACTTCCACAATCTCCTCTTTGTCTTCCCCTAATTCTATTAATTTCGTCTAACTCAGCATCAGTACAGTGAGTGACACCAAACATAGGGAACCAACCTACAGTATCTTTTCCACCATGTGCTTCACGATTACAACCTGACGTGAAGAAATTTAGGAAGAATGAAATCAAACCTGTAATGTTGCTGATTCCTTGTTGGATTAAGTCTGTACCTTCTTCAAAAATTTTACTTCCTTCTTTCCAGGTTTCAATGATGGCTTGTACCTGCTCAAAACCTTCTACAAGGTCAACAACAGTTGATACAACATCCTGCATGGTGTTGATGATGCTCTGAACCTGACAGATTACAGAATCGATAACATCCTGAACTCCTTGCAATACCATTTCTGCTTTACTAATGGCAGCATCCAAAAATCCTTCTACAAGACTAACAACAGAACCAATAGGGTCTGAGATATATCCCATCAACTTACTATCTTCAAGACACAGAGCAGAAAGAATTTGTTGAATTGCTTGCTGAATAATAGTATAGATGATATATGGTGCTCCTGTAGCACCACCCAACAAACTAGCAATTGATAATTGTTCTGTAAGTTGTGAAAATTGCTGACGTATAGCAGAAATGACTTGAGTGAATACACTACTTAAAAAGTTTTGCAACTTTGCTGTAAGCATTTCTGCAGTAACTAACTTACCACTAACAACATCTAGAAAATTACCACTTTCATTCTTAACAAGACTGCCTGCGGTGTTAGCAATATCTTCAACCAGATAACTTAACTTATATTCTAAAGTTTTCCAAGGTCCACCAACACCATTACCAGCAGGAATTGGTTTTTCAGGATTTCTAGGTTTTTGTGAATTGCTAGAGCTACCAGCAATTCCAGGTTGAGTACCAATATTTGCTGGTTGACCAATTCCACCAGGAGAAACAGTTTTAGAATTAGGAAGTGCTACTGAGTTATTCTGAGTACCTGCTCTATGAGTAGACTTTAGAATATTTGTTTCACCAGGAGGAAGTTGACCTGCTCCAGGAGCAAGTCCAGGTTGCATTTTTTCTCCTGTAAATGCAAACTCCTTAGTATCTTGACTATCTCCGTTTTTATTTACACGAAGAACTCCCATCACAAGAGGCATTTGTGCGCTTTCACCATCGAGGAAAAACCCCATAACAATTGCACCAGGTTGCAACTGACCAGAACTTTCTCCCTGAGAATCATTACCTGCTTGTGAAGTATGCTGCATCACTGTTGCCCAAGGTAATGCTTCTGTAGGCAAGTCTGTTGTCGTTCCTCCTCTTACATTTGTATAATATCCAAGAACTCGGACTTTTACTCGACCCAACTCCATAGGGTCTTCAACATCTTCTACTTCACCAACCCACCAGAAAAATCCATCCTTACCGACGAAATTTACTGTAGGTTCATTAATGATACCGTCAATGGTTTGCATCGATTCAATAATCTATAACATTTTTATTTATGGGCGAAGAGGGGATCGAACCCCCGACAACCTCCGTGTAAAGGAGACACTCTACCGCTGAGTTATTCGCCCATTCGGGTAAATTTGTAGAGTAATTCACTACCCCACATCATCTCTCCCTCAGAATTGTAACCTTGGTCCATACTATGGAGTTTATCTCCATACAAATGAATTTCTGCTACAACTCTATAACCCCGAACACCAGTACATTCACTACCGCCAAGTTGACCGTGCCATGCATTGCCGTCGTATGTGAATATCATATCACAGTTTCCTGCTCTTGTCCAGTTCAAATCATAGTTTTGAAAGTGAACTTCAGTCTCTGAAATTATAATCGCTTTATGATATCTTTCCCTATACGGGTTCTCTGGACCATCAGATCTATAATAATTTTTGGAGTGATATCCATCGTCCATTTTTTCCCAAAGTATCTCGACTGTAGAATACTTAGTGGGTTGACTTTGTGCTTGATGCCTATTAGACCAATGACTTAGAATAAAGTCATCAATCTTCATAGACTTTACACTCAGGTTCAGATGGATTGGAATCGCAAAATAATTCTAGTGGGGAAGGGTCATGATGATCACCTGCTTCAATCTCTTCCTTATGATGCTCTACATAATCTTCCAACTCATGCAATTCACCTTCGATGTGACGACGTTGGTTGGGTGATGTTAGTGGGTTGTCAAGAATTTCCTTGTCAACTTTGATGTGCTTTTCGATGCTTTCCATAATTGGTTATTAATCTTCATAATTTTATTTATTGACGAATAGAATCCTTTAATAGCATAAGTTCTGTTGTCATGTTATTTCCCAGAATTTTATGCGTCAACCCAGCTATTATATACCGTCCACTGTATTTTTTATCAATCTTTGTTTTATTTCCAGATTTGGCAGTGCTTGGCAATGTGATTTCAATACCATGACCTGCATACAAGTCTAGATTGCCAGGAATACTAATTTGAAGTTTCAATGTTTTTAATGCTTCAATCCTCATCCATTGATATGCTTGAAGTTCAACTAATTGCTCATAGGTAGCACCTTTAGCATCAGTATCTTTTTGGTCAAATATCTGATTGGGCATGATACTATAACGCACTCTTTTTGGATATTTTATCATTTCTTGAATACCTTTATCCATTGCTTCAAGAGGATTCGCATTCTGACCTCCTTTGAGGTGAGACATCTTTGACCACATTTCAAAAATAGAATATCTGTACGCATCTCCTGATAAATCTGTACTTGCACCCATTTTAGAAGTAGATACTGTAACAGGATCTAATCCAATACTAAATCCTGACCATGCACCATGTCGCAATCCCATCAAGAAGTTTCTTTCTTCAGGAAAAACAACAGTATCAATTTTGAATTGGTCGGCAGATTGATTAGAACTAGTTCTCTTAGGGATATATTCGTAGCGATATAATCTCGGTTCTGCAGAATTGTAGTTTGTTTTCTTTGATGGTGATTGAGAGTTTACATCGTCAATCATTTTGTCAATGGACTTATAATGAAATCCAAATGCATTCTCAAAGAATACATATCCACTTTGCAATGACTTTGCTGAATTACCTGCACGAATAGAACGATTGCACATCCAATAAATGCAATCAAATGGTCTCCAGTTAGGAATTATATAATCGTGTGCATTCAAAGTATCTTCAATAAAAATTCTCTTGTTTGTACCTAAAAATCTAGCACTTCTTAGTAATAACTTTAGAACATTTTCTGCTTTAGTGTCATTGTTAAAAAGCACCGTTGTATTACCAAATACATTAGTGATTTCATTTTTAATATACTCCTCAGATGCCATACTCACAATATAGACATCTGTACTTTGACTCACTCTGGAACGTGATTCAATATTATATGAACGAAGATAATATGTGAAATTTGAAATAGATCCTTGAATCTGCAACTTAAAAATTTCAGAACCTGTCAAGGAACCAATCAATCCTGCAGAGTCATTAATAACTACTCTTGCTTCTAGAGTTGCAGATGTGATACTTTCAAATATCTCTATGGCAGTAACAAATTCATTCAGGTCTTTACCACCATCAGCATTGGTGAGATCTTCACCATTTCTGTTGATAACTAATTTATATTGTACTGATCCTGATTCAGACCTTGGTAATGCCATTAGAGAATGCCCTTAAGTGGGTTGTTAAAAGAATTTAATACTGCTGCAGTTGTTTTAAGAATTGCACCACCACCACCTCCACCTACAAGAGCAGGGGAAGAATTTGTTGATTGTGCCTTTTGAATACTAGATTGAGTTGCCGTCATTGCTTGCTGAACTTGCTGCATTACAACTTGATTTTGACCAGTAGCAGCACCCATTATAGAAGATGCCAGTTGCCTAGAACTATTTAATACAGTTTGTTTTGCAGCGTTTCGCTCTTGAGTTGCTTTTTGTAAAGCAGAAGCATCTTTATAAGTTTCTCCACTGGTGCCATATACACCACTATATGGAGCATAGGATTCAGACTGTCTATTGAAAGGATTTGCGCCCCTACCTGTTAAATCATCGAACAAGTTTCTTTTTGCTGCCCCTCCAGTATTTGCAGCGTCTCTAGTATCATGACCACTTGCAGTTGTTCCAGTACCAGTTTCAGATATTTGTCCAGATTGAGATCCAGTAAAACCAGGAATGCCAGCAGCAGATTTACTTTTAGCTCTTTGTTGTCCTCCACCACCAACAAACCAACCAAAGAAGTTATTCGGCATATTAGCCTTTCTTCTTACATCACCTTTATCAAAGCGAGGGACTTCATTACCACCCATGAAGTCAGTTCTACCGCCAACAAACGATGCTGCTTTCTTTTGCAATGCTTTATTCCGCAATGCCTTAGCAACTCTTTTTACATAAGAGACTGGTTTTCCCATTGCTCTAGCAGCAGAATCAGCATCTTTAATTGCGTGCCATTCTGCATTTGGTTTTCCAGTAGCACCTGCTCTAGGATATTTCCAGGTAGGTTCATATTGCATTCTTCCGAGAAGATATCCCGAAATACTTCCGTTGATTTGATTGAAATTGACTCCTGATGCTTTTCTATTATAGACAGATTGAGCAACATCTGCCCAACCTTGAGCATCATTATCTTCAGTACCAGCAACAGCAGCCAGGGTCCAGAAATCTTTTCCCTTACCCATACCGCCGCCACCACCGCCGCCACCGCCGCCAGTATTTGCTGAAGCCTCGCTAGGCGTCTTAGCAGCAGGGGGTGCTTGTGTTCCACTACCCAAACCATCAAAGTCTGTTCTTCCGCCTGTCATGGCATCCATAGCACCTTGCAATTTACTCATGAAACCTCTTTGAGGTCCTGGTCCCATTGAGTGATCGTCATGATGATTCTTTGGTTTCGCACCAGATGGTCTATTACCACCAAGGAGTCCCATTTGCTCCTTAATCATAGCACGAATCTTAGGACCACCCGAAAGATGGGGTTCGCCAGCATAAAGTCTGGATAAATCCCAACGATAATGACTACCTTTATCACGATGATACCAGTTTGGATAATCTCTATATTCTTCAGCGTGTGTTCTTACTTTCTTTTCCGTGATGTCTGAAGGTTTCCATCCCCAATTCAAAGCAATGGAAGCAGATTCCTTTGCCATACCTTTGTACTGGTTTGGCGTAATTGCTTGAGAACCAAAACTAGAAGCGTTTTCATTATTAGCAGTTGACATACCAGCAACACCAATTGCTGCCGACTGACTTTTATTTCTTCCGTAAGTATGGTGGGGAGCACCAGTTGCACCGTACTTTGCTCTACGAACAGGTTTTCCACTAGAAGGAATATAAGTGTGATATCCATATCCGTTATTGAAATTTGTGGCATTCCTATTGCCAGCACTCCAATGTAAGAAGATTTTCTTATTGGCATTATCTCCCTGAGTATTATCTTGTCTCTTCGTTGCGTCTAAGTATCCACCTTGAGAGAATCCAGGAAGTTTATATCCACCTCTTTTTGCCTCACCAATTCTTTTGGAGGTGAGACCAGACATTCTTTGTGTTGCTGGTGTATTGAAAGGAACTACAAATGCTCCACCATCAGCTTTACGTGCAACATATTCCTTACCATGACCAATAAATGAAGTGCTTCTACCTCCATCTAATGATACTTTATATCCAGACTGGGGACCATTAATCCACCCTCCTGCATGTGCTTTTTTTAACTTACCACCATTTGCCTTTTCTTCTGGTTTCTCTTCTGAAAGAGACTCAATTGCTTTATAAGAACCATATGCCAAACCTGCACCCGCTGCCAGTCTTAAAGCACCACCAAGGCGACCGCCACGTCTTCTGCCCCCTCTTCTTCCCTTGCCTGTAGCAAAACGAATCAAAGTAGAAATTGCTCTACCAATGTCAGTAACAATTTTTAATGGATTGGAAAGATAACGTGCTCCTAGTAAGAGTGTTCCAACACCAACTAATAACTTACCTACAGATAAAGTTTTTTCCCACCAACTAGTATCATCTGATAATAATGTGTATAGAGAATCAATGGTAGTTGTTATACCAAATTTTGCCCAATCAAATATAAACTTCCCAATCTTAGCAATAACACCGATAACATTCTTAACTGTCTCTCTGTTCTTAGGATTAGATAACCATTTTAATGCCTTAGTACCGACATAAAATTTAAATAATCCACCAAGCATCCCTAAGATACTTTCAAAAAATCCTTTTGCTTTACCAGCAATAATAGAACCAAAGAAACTCTTCTTCCTCTTTGCTCCTTTTTCATCAGCAAAGTTTGACTTGAAGCTAGATCTGTTCTCCTTTTGTTCCCTCTCAAGGTCAATTATAGCAATTTTTTTGAGGTCTGTCAAGACCTTTCCAAAACTGTTAAGGGTTCCCCCTAGATTATTAATTGCTTTTGTGTTAGAATTAAGTACTGACGCTACTTCAACACTTTCCGCCGAGGCAGAAGAAGAGACTTCTTTTACCTGGACAAACTTATAAAAATTTATTTTACTGCTTTTGTTTACTGCCGTTGCCATTATTGCATCCTGGTTGTCAGACTAGAAGGTCCACCACTTACGGCACCACCACCTGTATTTATGGGCACAGCTTGCAGAATAGGTTGTAATTTTTCAATAATAACAGGAAGTGGTATGAATTCTACTACTTCTTCAAGTATTAGTTTTTCTGATAACCCACCAGGAGAAAATGTTTGTTTGGATGCACTCTTAGAAGCACCAATAACTTTAGGATCAATTCCCAATGCTCCTGCAGTTTCTGATAGTCCACCGATATAATCTCCACTCATAAACGAATTCATGAGTCCATCTAATCCAAATTGCATCGCAGCAGAATCTAATATACTCATGGGACTCATTCCACCCTTGAGTAACGACCCCGCAAGTTGCCCAATAGCAGGATTAATCATTGATAACCCCGTACTTAATGCCTGGTCATAACTGCCAGACATTACATTAGTCAACATACTACCTATAGCACTATTACCCATGAAGTTACCAATAGCATTACTAACACCAGGTAAGAAGGACGTTGCAGCGCCCATGAGACCTTGAATCGGATTTCCTGAAGCAAGACCCGCAACTGCGTTTACTCCTGCCATGATGGGTGCAGCACCAGGAATGAATGATGCAGCAGTCTTTACGACATTGCCAATAGGAGAGTTTACAACGCTACTAACTGCATTACCAACACCCTTAACAACGTTACCAATACCTTTAACTACACCACCTAAGAACATTTGTTGTTCTGGTTCAGTAGCTTTAACATC